CTACACACTCGGCAACGTCATCAACCTCAAAGAGTGCATGAACGCTGGCGACGGCTACGATGGTTCCCAGATCACCGACCGTGATCCGACCGCGCAGCTTAACCCAGAGGCGACCTACGAAGCGTTCACCGGATGGTGGGACATCTTCGCTAATGCGGGTCAGATTGCACTGCATACACGGGTTGGTTCCGTTGCGGGTAACCGGATGCGTATCTACGCAGATAACGTTACCTTCTCTGGTTTGACTTACGGAGACCGAAACAACGCCACAACGCTTGAAAGCTCTTTCGTTTTGAACGGTCTTTCTTCCGCTGGCGACGACGAAATTCGAGTAGCGTTCGACTGATCGTTATCGGATACCTCCCTGTTGGACTAGGGGCGGGGGAAACCTCGCCCCTTTTTTCTTACAATCGATTGCAGCATGGACAGTAAATGTATGCGTACGCCCATCTACCTAGTTGAAAAGGTAACTGGACTGATCGATGAAAATGGAGTAGAACTTTTCTACGCCGTTACTGCCCGTTTAACACGCAGGAAGGCAGAAGAAGACTTCGCAGACGAGTTACAGCAAGGAAAGGTAAGGGTTAGGAAAATCGTCGCCACAAAATGACCCTTATACCAAGCAGCAGCATAGGAGCGCAGCAGCATGGCAATCAAAGGTCTATCTCTAGCAGAGAAAGAACCGTACATCCTCAAGGATGATCCCGGCCACCCCGACGCCAAGACGGATACCGGGGAGAAGCCGACCATCTTCTATCTCGGCAATCTCACACAGGCAGATCGCATCGAAATCGGTGACATCACCATGACGCCGACTATGAGCAATACGGGCGTGTCGATGTCGATGCAACGGATGAAACGTACCTACATCACCGTACAGCGCGGCCTCAAAGGGTGGGAGAATTTCACCGACGAGGAAGACAAGCCTATCCCGTTCGAAGAAAGCACAGTCAAAGACGGCTCTGGGAAATTCCGAGCAACTGTTAAAGACGAATGCATGATGCGACTTACGTCTGACATGATTTTCGAATTGGGCGATGCCATTCTTAAGAAAAACGGAATGACGAAGGAACTGGCAAAAAACTCCGACACTCCGTCGTCGCTGTCTCTAGAGAACCTTTTGTCGGGTGGGATTGCGGAAGCTGCGACGGAGAACTCCGAGAGCAACGAGGATGCCACGCCGTCGCCAAGCCAAAACTAGGTTCGGTTCAGCCGTGGGACCAAAAGGAAGGGTACTATTGGGAGCTTAACGGAGAAAAGCAAAACAGGTGCCCTCGCATTTTCATAAGGGACAACGCCGAACATTGGGCTGAGCTTACAATCGCTTATAAAGCCTATGAGGCGGGGTTTCTTCCATCCGAAGGCGGGACCGATGCTCAACCCGCTTTGTTTCTGCCGACAATGACCGTATTGTCAGCAGCCATCGATCAAGAGCGTGACTACAAACGAAGCGTACAGGATCAACGACGACAAACTATGGAAGAGCAGCAGCGCAAACAAAAAGCGCTGCAAGAAGCGAAGCCAAAAGAATTCGTCCATATGCATCCTGCCGCTAAACGAGGCTGACGATGGTACAACAAAATACGGACTTCGGACGTGTAGCAGACGATCTGAGAAGGGCGGCGACATCGTTCGCCCTTCTTACCTCTCAAGCCACGTTGCTTGGACAGGCTCTTTCGTCTTTCCGAGAGTTTGAACGACAGCTTGCGTTAACAGGGGCCATCGCACGTGCCAACTCGCAGCAATTAGGGGCGCTGACACAAGCAGCCCGTCAATTTGCTCTTGTTACGAGTAGCACTGCCGTAGATGCGGGAGCCGCCCTACAGAACTTGGCGCAGGCTGGATTTGACGCTACAGAAAGTATCGCAGGTCTCGGCGGTGTGCTTCTGCTTGCATCAGCTACCGCTACCGATGTAGGCGTTTCTGCGGACGTACTGTCTTCTAACATCAGAGCGTTCAACCTTGAGACCAGTGACGCTATTCGCGTATCTAACCTGTTCGTGGCGGCGCAGAACAACTCACTTGCTACCATCGACAAGCTTACATTTGCGTTGCGGCAGGTTGGTCCGGTTGCGGAAGTGGCAAACCTCTCTATCGAAGAGACAACGGCTTTCCTTGGAGAGCTTTTCAACGTTGGCCTTCGCGGCGAACAGGCAGGTACGGCACTGCGTAATATCATCGTCCGCTTGATCCGCCCTACAGGCGAAGCAGCGGATATTTTGAGACGTTTCGGTATCGCTACAATCGATGCTACCGGGAACTTCCGTGGCCTTGAGGCCGTTATCCAAGACATCGGTCGTGCGGGTCTTGGCGAAGCGCAGCTTTCGCGTATCTTCGAAACAGAAGCGTTGGCGGGCTTTATTGCCCTACAAAACGCTACAAGGGTTAGCGCAGACGGTTCAGCGTCCGCTTATCAGAGATTGCTGGACACGATTTCTGGTACAAACACGGCGCTTGTTCAAGCCCTTAAGCAACTTGATACTTTTAACGGCGAGTTGCAACTTTTGGGCAGCGCCCTTACCGATATTGGTATCAGTGTCGGAGAGGAACTTGCTGATCCTTTGCGGGCCGCATCGGAGCTAGTAAGACAAGTAGCAAGAGCTTTCCGTGAACTTGATCCAGACACCAAAAGCTTCATTGCCAATATCGCAGCAGCCGGTGCAGGATTGATTGCATTCACTGCTGTGGCAAACGCGTTGATACTAATCCTAAGAGGACCGTTGTTATCGTCTATTGTCGGCGCGACAGCGGCTCTAGCTGGATTGGTAGGAGGAACGTTTACGGCATCCCTAATACAAGCAAGGGCCGCTGTACTTGCTTTGGGTATCGCAATAAGCCAAGGCTTGACGGCATCTGCCATAGGCGCAGGTGCCATACTAGGTTTGTCTCTAGTCCCCTTTATAGCCGCACTTGCCGCTGCCACGGCGGCTGTATTCGCTTTTACTTCGCTCGGTGACACGGAGTTCCAGAAGCTCGAAAGGCGTATAGCTGGCGTAGACCTTGATCTGGACTTCGACGCACCCGATCAAGGGTTTGAACGCGGTGTTTCTATCGCGAAAGCAGCCATTGATTTTGTCGGCACCGAAACGGAATTTGCAGAACTTGAGAGCCGCATACGACTTGCCGACGATCTTATTAATGGCGATCTTATCCGTCAGCTTGCACAAGGGGATATAACGCAGGCTATATCTGCGGCTAACAGTGCTATTGATTTGCTTCAAAATCAGCCAGCCAGTGTTGCGCGTACGCAGAACCGACTTATATCTAATATCGTAGCTGGTCTTGGTCTAGACGACGAACAAGAGAACGAATTCCGTGAAGTGTCCGCTGTTATTAGTAGACAAGTTGGACGTATTAACGAGCTTGACGAGCAGATAGGTATCTTCGGTGGCATCTTCGGTGATGCATATCGTAGATGGCGCGTTATTCTTACAGAGGGACTTGACGGAGAGGCACTAGACGCTTCGCAAATCCGTCCTCAGTTTCTTGATGCTAACGAAGAATTAGCAGATACCATCGAAGCATTCGGCGGCGAAGATAGTCCTATTATTGCAGCTTCGTTGGCAGCAGCAGAGAACATAGCTAACCTAACAGGTGCGCAACAACGTGCATTAGAGAAACTGGAAGACGCGCGGCTTGCGCGTCTAGGTGCTTTTACGGAGTTTGTATCAAACGTCGAGCAGACAGGTACAGGTTTCGGTGGTGCGTTTAACGAATTCGCCGAAGTCTTGCGGGTATCTATCGAAAACGAGGGCCGCGCATCCGATGAACTGCGTCAAGAGCTAGAAGGTCTTATTACAAATGACCGTAGTCTTACGCCAGACGAAATAGAGCAGTACCGACAAATCCTGCAAGGCGGCAACGTTGTCGAAGTTCTTGCGGCTATCTTTAGCTTAGACGGTGACCGTACGAACACGGAACGGGCTGTAACCGTTCTAACAGAAGGTTTGCGAAATAACGCAGCGGGCGTAACGCTTGATACTATCGCCGAAGCCTACGTAGCCGAACAAAGAGAAGTAACCAGAAAATTCTTCGGTAGCCTTGACGAAGAAAACGCCAAGCTTGAACAAGAGCTTTTGGAAGGTAGAGCAAAGCTTTTGCAATCGCAGGCTAAAGCTTCTGAGGATATTGTCGAAGCGCTTAGGTTGGTTCAAGAGGCAGGTATCATCGAACTTGAGGCGGGTCTTGTCGATCTGCAAGATGATTTCCTAACCAGCTACGACAAGGTATTTGCGGTCATCGATCTTAACGAGGTTGTGCAAGAGGCTATTACAAAGGCATTCGAACCGTTCGAAGATCAGTTTGACGTTGAGGTACCCCCCGGTGTCAGAGACATTTTCAGCAGCAAGTTCCTTATCGACGCTATAAACGAAAGCATCGATGAGCAAAGTACGCCGGAAGAAATCTTAGACGCGGCTCAGCGTCAGATAGAAATCAATAGCGAAATCTTTGAAGCGTACGCCGAACGTCTTCTTGCGGCCAACATTCTTACGCAAGACCAAATCGATGAGCTTCGCGAAAAAGCACGTCTTGAAGGCGAGCGTATTATCCAAGCGCTTACACAAGGCGTGCTAGATATTGAAGCAGACCAAGAAACGACACGTAAGCGGTTCGAAGGAAACGATGACGCGCTTGAGGCGTTGCGCGATTACGAAGACGCAATCGAAGACTTACAATCGACTGCAAGGGATGCTGCGCGTACTCTCGTAGACTTTACCGATGGTCTTAGCATCGATGTTCGCTCGGAGCTTTCTCGTCAACTGGATGTTGCCGATATTATTGCGCAATACGAAGAGGACATCCGCGACCTTAAACGTGCGCAAGAAGACTTGTTCAATGACCAGAACATCGAACAAGGTCAGCGAGACGAGCTTAATGCGCAGTATGAAAAAACAATCGAACTCGTTGAACTTGCTAAGCAAGCAG